ACTCCTCGCTCCGCTCGCTGTTCCACTCCGCACTTGCGTGCTACGTGCACCTAAATCAGTACACACAGCGTCCGCTCGTTTCGCTTGTCGTTTGCACTCCTCGCTCCGCTCGCTGTTCCACTCCGCACTTGCGTGCTACGTGCACCTAAACGGGCGCGCTCCGTTTGTGCTTTGCGCACACTCACTTATGCGCTTATTAGCTATGCTTATTGTTTCACCTTAGTTGTAATACATTGCGTTCAACCAATTATTAAAAAACAAGGCACATATAAATGTACCTTGTAAAAATATTAATTATAAATATATATAGCTTTTAACGCATAGTTAGGGGTTGTTTTAAAAGACCCACCGCTTACACTTATTTCAATAGTTTCACCATTTGAATTAACTGTTATATTTTCATTATTTTTTAATTTATTGGTTAATTCAGTGTTAATTGAAATTGGTAGCGTGTAATTAACGCCATTATTAGTACACCCTAAGATAATAAATTTAGAGCGACTCCCAGTTGTTAAGTAATTAGCTAAAGTGGCTCTAATATCAGCACCACTAATTTGGCAAAAGCCGTTTGCGTTTCCACTGTAATAACTTATACTCGTTGCTACTGGTATTGTTAATCCGTTACCTTTTATTCCTGTATTGTACGTATTTAGATATAAAGTACCATCATTTGTTAATGTATCAATATGACACACATCTAAATTCAAAGTACCACCAATATACACATCTCCTTTTACTGTGGCGTTTTTAATATAAACATACCCTGTTCTTATTTGACAATCAATAGTAACGTTATCTTCACACAATATTCTTGTGAAGCCAAAAATTTGTGCTTTATAGTTACCGGCTTTAACATTAATAGACCGCCTATCAACATCATATAGCATAGCTTCATCTATTGTCGGAAAGGGTCTACTACTTGAACCATTAACTCTAAACGAATTGGATGAACTGTCAACATATAAGGTTGAAATGGGATCATACCCACCACGTAGCCTGCTAATTTCGCCATGTAAAATATTGGTTTTCCATGTGTATGCTAATTCGTATGTAGAACTAGGTGTTCTTATTGAACTGCCTAAATACATAACATTATCATTTACGTCAACCCACTCTAATTCGCCAAATTTAAAGTTTTCTATTGTTGTACCGGCAATATTCAATATGTTAAGTGTGTTACCGTTATTATCAAAACATAAAACATTATTAGGATATGCTGTAGAAAAATAGAATCTATTGTTTTCTACGCACATGCCTTGTTTAGTGAACTTTATAGGGTCAATATAAGAATATGTAAAAAGTTTTATTTCTTCTTTTGTCTCTAAATTAAAACTATAAAAGTTCATATTTGAATCAGACGTGTATAGAACTTTTGTGCTTCTATCATACCCAATAGCACCATAATTTCTAGGTGTTTCGATTTCTTCTTTTATTGTAAATGTATCGTAGTCAACTAAGATAATGCTATTCCATACACCTGCATTTGGTTCGTGAATAGACGGGACAATAGCAATAACATTTAATTCAGGTATATATGTCATATCATCACAGTGACCAAGATTTAATGTTACTTCACGTCGTACATTTTCGTTTATTGTGTCGACGTCTGTTAATGTGACAGCATCACTAGTTGGCGGTGTGCTTGTTCTACCATAAACCACACATCCGTTATCAATATAGCAACCGCCTTGAGCGTGGTTTCTATCAGTAGAAAGCCCCCATGTTCTACCAATTAAAATAGGGTTAAATGTGGAAAATTTAGGAATATTGAAAAGAATATTACTTAGAGTACCGTCTTTAACCATTTCATCTAATTTATCGTTAATCTCTTTCTGAATATCCATCGAACTAAAGTAGTTATTAACATAATCTTGTAATTTCACATAAGCTGTATGCAGTTTAGTAACATCACCATTTAATACACCCACATCTTCCATGGTTTTATTCAGATAATCAACCACTTTACACAACAGTTCATAATAACTCAAACTGTCATCATACACCAGTGGCAGTACCTTTTGGCACCAAAATCGAAACGGTTGTAAGTCCGTATAATTTCCCAAAGTAGGTGTAAAATCAGCGGGTTCTTTTTTAACAATATCTCTTGTACTCATAGTTTTTATCTCCTTCCATTACCATAGACCAAAAAATAACTCTTCAAATTCATTAATAACTTTCATGTCAATGTTCAGCATAGTTTCCCTAAACTCGTTCAGCATTTTACTGTAACTACTACCGCCAACCTTACCTGTTACTTTCTCCGTGTAATCTTCAGTACTATTAACACTCTCTGTATAATCAGTACCACTTTTACTCGTTACACTACTGTTAGAATTACCCTCGCTAGTATTTTTTCTAGCACTCGTTAAGTAGTTCTCACTTTCAAGTCCATTCAAACCGCCTTGCGGTGTATCACTGTACAGTTCTCTATCAGTAACATTATTACTTGAACTACCACTGCTATTTTCACTCACTTCAGTGCTGCTTGTTTTCCCGTTAATACCTGCTCTCTTATGCGTTCTTTCTACACTGTAATCTTTCAAAGGGTCAAATTCAAGTAAAGCACTCTTGTAAAGCTGATTGTAATACGGCATGATTTCCTCAAGTTTCGTGTTCATCCACAGTTTCCATATGCCCACAGTTTCAGAGCCAATCTCACGCAAATAGTAATGCTTTAAAATCTTCTTACATAAAACGCTTCTGTATGTTTCATCAAAGAAAGTACAGTTAGTTGTAAAAATCTTGTTCCAGCTCTTTTCAAGCACTTCGTCCACGTTGTCGCATCCTTTACTTTCAGATAACCCACTCTTACTCTCGCATATAAAACGCACCTCGGTTGTGTACTTACTCACTTTCATCACCACCCGTCGTATCATCACCACTTGGCATATCTAAATCAATATCTTGATAATCTTTTCTGTAATCAACTTCAATATCTAAGCCGAACATCTCATTGATTTTTTCAACAGCCTGTTTTCTGCACTCAAGCCTACTATATCTTGAACTTATTGTACTACCTTGTGAACTTGACACCTCGTCTGTGATAAGTCTTTCTTGCTTGTTAATGTTCAAGTTACTGATACCAAGATAAGTCAATGCTTCATTCCAGATCTGATTTTTTAATTGATATAGCTTATCAGCAACATAAGGAGCTTGAGTACTTATTACCTTAACACCATTTATATCAATATTATTATCAGCAAAGATAACGGGTGTATTACCGTCATACTGCATATACAGATTCTTCATTGAAAGTTTTTGTTTCTCGTTGCACTGTATCAGAATAGGCGTTTTCTGCGCTTTTGCATTAACATCAACACTCCTGTCTAAGTCCCACAGCCTTTTAGCGTATAACTGGATATCTGTTACACTATTTGTTCTAAGATAGTTATTCCATATAATAACACTATCTTTATCGCTTAGAACTTTTTGGTAATTGTTATAACAAGAATAAGCTCTTCTAGTAATAGGGTTTCCATACACATCAAAATTACCTTGTTGAATACAATCAAGACATAGCTCGCCTAACACGTCATCTTTAAAGAATACAACGCTTCCAGTTTCGAATAACCTTAACTCAATATAACGAGGGTCTACCGTGTTAGGTAAATTTTTCCACGCGAACATAGACATTGATAACTCCATCAGCCGTCTTAAATATTGCATATACGTTAAAGTATTTGTAGCTGCGCTATCTTCAAAGTTTGTTCTTTTTCTTCTCCCCACTGTTCTCACCTCTCTTTATACTGGACTGTTATCTAATGAATAATTACCGATTTCATCACCATTTTTCCAAAACGTGATACCATTGTCATAAATACTGCACAGTTTTTTCGCATCATCAGCAGGAACACTTCCTGTCAAGCAACACCCAACCGTTTTCACGTAGTTCCAATGCGGTCGACTGCTAAAGTTCGGATGTTTAACTCTTTTAACAGCGTAACCATACATATTAAAATAATCATCAATCATTTTAGCGTATTCACTTGTAATACTGCATCTACCACCGTAAAAATTCTTAGTACCGTTTGCTATTTCTACAGAACCACTAAAAACGTTTCCTCTAGTGATATCTGCTTTAATACTAGCTTGATAACCTTGCATTAATAAATTACCTGCATGATTCATGTTATTTGATGCTTCTGATAAAGGTATCATACCACCAAGACCAAGACTTAGACCGCCAGTGATTGCTGTTGCTGTTATAGGTAAGCTGTTTTGTGCTAGCCATGCTCTAAAAGCGTCTGTGCTCCAACTGCATAACGGGTAATCTGATAAAGTTAACATTTCTGTTGTTAACGGAACATCTTTACAGCCTTTATAATACATTGGTTTAATAGCAACTTGCACAGGGTATGAAATTGGAACATCAATGTGAAATTGAGGGAGTAAATCGTCAAATAACTCATATCTATAAACAGCACTTTTATTTCCTGCATTTACACTGTAAAAGTTATACGGGTATGTGTACAATTTTTTACATTTTGGTTTGTAACCGTCTAAAGTTAAATTTTCTGTTAATTTCGCTACATTTACAGTAGTATTGTAACACGATTGTGATTTAATAATATTTACACCTTCGCCAGTAGGAATTGAACTTCCGACAGCAATAACAGGACACATATACATCGCAACGATGGCTTCAGGCTTTTGTGCGTATTGATTTAAGAAATTTGTTATAGTTTCTGTATCACCCGAATTAAAAGCATGTAAACTACATCCACCGTAAATACCGTCATATAAATTCCCATTTGGTGAACCGCTTGTGTCGTTAACCATAATAATAACAGCTAAAGGCTTAATCGTCTGTAGTAATGAGCCAAAATCGTTGAAAACATATTCACCAGTATCTACGTTTTCAGGTTCATAGTGTTCCCCTATTTGGTCTGATACTGGATGTTCTCTCTCTACAAAGCACTTATCAACATTATGGGCAAAAAACCACGTCTGCATAACATCAATTTCAAAAGTAACGTTTGTGCAATTATCATTTACATACTCAATACTTGTAATAAAAGCATAAAACCATTTACTACCATAAGCTGTGTTTCTAAACATCATATAATTACAGTCATAAATATCATCTGCTTTTACATCCATTCTTGCCACGCCTTTATTCACCCTTAAATAGGATTGGTTGCTAAAGCTTTTTTTCACGTATTTTGAAAAGTAATTGTATTGCTCTGTATCAGTATTGAAATATATTGTGTGCTCATATGTGTTATCAAGTGGTACGTTATGCAGTAATTTTATATCAGAATTAGGATTGATATACATTTTTTCTCCTTTTATTAAATAGGGTACTATGATAGCACCCTATTTTTGATTATTAACCCTGCTTGGTTAATTCAATAGCTGTGTCCACTGTAGTTGCGCCTGTTACATTTGTCTCAGTTGCCTTGTACTTAACACCATTGATTTCTGCTTCAAGCGTAATCTCTGTAGCAAGCTGTGACTTTGGAATCATAAGCACACCATATTTCTGCATTGCAATGCCTGCGCTTGTCATAGCTCCTGTCTGAATGAAGTTTACATTCTGCGCTCCAATACCTGCACTCTCAAATTTTGGAGACAGTGCAAATACTGTCGCATAATCTGCTTCGTCTTTTGTGTCTACATGTACTGTAATTGTTGCAGGAGCTTCAATTCTTGCACCACTTGTTACAAATACAACCGCATTCGCGAACGGTGAACTTGAAACTGTTTTCCATGTATGATAGAAGTAATTCCAGTACAGTCCACTTGCCACATATTTTTCTGTGAACTTGTTGTTGTTATCATAAACCTGGAACCAATTCTCATCACAGATAACCGCTTTTACATTTGCAAGCAATGCAAGTTCTTCTGCCGTCACTTCTTCAATACCTGTTGAATTCGCACGAATAACTTCAAATCTGTCGTTGTCAAAGCTTGTCCAATCATCAATGATATGCAGTCTTCCCATGAAATCAGCCTTTTCCATGTTAAATGCACTTGCAAGAACATTTACATCAAACTGAGCATTGAAAGTAGCATCCATGAAGATAATCTGTCTTTCTTTCGGTGTGTTTGTTTTAACACCTGCAATATTATTGTCTGCACTGATAAACGGTAATAAGTTAGATGTGGCTCTAAACTGAACAGCTCCTTCTTTCAAGTCTGTTCCGTCGCCGATTGCTTTCGGTTTCATCTGACCATGTGCGATAGCCTTAATAAGCAAGTACTTAAAGAGCAGGAATTCATCATACTCGGCTGCGGTGTATACGCTGTCTACAATTTTAGCAATTAATGACTGTACACCATCCATAGAAAGAAACGCCTGTTTTAAATCTTCATCCTGAATTGTTACTGGATACATCACTCGCCAGTTCATTGTATGGAAAGCTGTACGCACATCAGGAAATGTTCTTTTAAATTCTCTTGCGCTTGCTTTTTCTGCTGAAAATTCAACAGAGTTTGCGATAGATACAAAAATATCTTCCACTGTTTCACCGAATTCAAGATACCCCTTTTTAAGCTGTGAATAAGGGTTGTTAAATGTTGCGCTCTGCATGCGCACTGTAGCAATACGATTAACCAGTGCGTTCAAAAACTGGTTAGCGAATGCCGGTGTCCCATAAATAATCTCCCCGACTTTAGGAATGTCTTCTGATGTTGTCACTTCAGGGACACTCTGTTGGTAATCATATGATGCGTTCTGTCTAATGACATTCAAAATATCGATCGTTGAAGCATTCAGCGTGCTTGTTGCAATTCTTTTTGCCATAATAAAATCCTCCTCTATTTAAATAAATCTTCAAAAGTTTTTGGTTTCTCTTCTTCCTCTTCTTGTTTTGGTTCTTTTGGATCATCCGGTTCACTACTGAAAAAACGTTCTTTGTATTTTTTCCTCCATTCAGCGTCATTGTCTTTGTAACGTTGTTCCCAATTTTCACCGTCACCGTTTGCACGTGTTTCAAGATCTGTTAACGTGTCTGTAACATCTTCCAAAAAAGAAATTGTTTCATCATCTGTCTGATCGCCGACTCTAGTACGAATCGTTTCTAAAATCTCTTCTCTTGTTTTTACTGCCATAATTTTATTCCTTTCTAAAAGTTATATCGAATCATCATCCATACAGGCATGCTTTTTTTTCTTTTAGATGGTGACCCCCCACCTCCTCCGCCTGCGCTATAAAAGCGGTACATCAGCACAGCATTATTGAGCGCCTGTGATTCTGATAGATAATACTTAGGTTCTGTTTCCCATGTTGTGATACTTGAATCGTTTGCGTGCTGCTGAATATAATCATATGCTTTATATGCAAAATCAATTCTTTCTTGTAAGGCAGGAACTCCCGCACGTTCCCAACATGTCTCGAAAGCTTCAACCAACTGTGGGATATTCGTGCTACTGCTAGTCAAGAACTCTTGCAAGGAAGTAATTCCTGCAAATTCACCTTGCCAGTCATTTTCCACAACTAAGTATTTCATTTGTCCGACTGGGTCAGTTCGTTCATAACCGTTAGCTTCCAACCAAGTGTATAAGGCTTCGCGTCTTGAACCGTCCCACTGAAAGATACCAAAAGCTGTACCACCTTGTTGTCCTAATGTTGGGTTAATATGCGACTCTCTCCATGCGTTTCCTGCTAGTGCTGATACTGCATAAATACTTGAACCGTATCCAGTTGCACCACCATCACCATATCGAAATAATCTTGTAAAGCTACGTTGGTAGTTAACGTTTCCACTTGTATTACCTATACTTACTTGGTATTCTAATGGTGCATTATCCGTATGTGCCCCCATGAAAACACCTTTACCGTCACCACCTAAATAACACATTTCTGTATGTCCGCTTGTCCAACCAATGTCACCCGGTTTATATTCTCCGTGGGCATCTACTTCTGTAAACCCTAATTCTAATAAACAGGAAATCATTGACGCTGTTGTAAAAGCATTATGATTTGGTGCATAACGAGGCGTTTCAAAACCACCTGCAACTAGGGCATAATTGATAAATGAAGAACAGTCATAATAAGTAATTCCACCGACTGTCTGCCTATTTCTGTATGCTTGTGAGTAACCAACGTTTGGTGCATTACAAGTTTGTATTGCCCATGAATATGCTGTATCAATACTTGGCATTTATTTCTTACCTTTCTACGGTTTCAGCAATTTTCCTTTTTTACCAAGAGAAACAAGCTTGTCATTCTGTGGTGCTGATCCTTTATAGTTTGCAATACCGTTTTTACTTGCGATACGCTGACGATACGTATAACTGGAATCTACACCGATTGATTTCAGGCAATCTACAATGGAACAACTACTTGACTTGAATACTGGAAAATATGTTTCACGTGAAACATTTGTTTGTGGTTTCACAGTTGGCTGTACATTTGTTTTACATCCAAGCGCAGATGCTATAGCCATAGCACACTTTGTAGAATCCCAACGAGAAACATCATCCCTATCGTCTACAAAACAGCACTCAATAAGGATTGCTTTTGCTCTTGTTTTTCTAAGCACATACAGTTCTTTGTTGTACTTTACTGGTGAACCGTGGAAACCAATACCAAGTGTGTTCGAAATGTTTTCAGCGATCTTATAGGCTACCCCGTAGATTCTATCGTCGTACCCATATACTTCAACTCCACCACATTTTCCGTCACCTACTCTGTCGTTTCTTGCACTGTTTAGGTGAATTGAAATATCTAAGTCAACATTATGCGCATTGCACTTGGAAACAATAGAAGATAAGTTTGCACTCTGTGTTGTGCTATAGTCGTCTGTACAGTCATATACTGTATCACCGTTTGCTCTTAACAGTTCGATTAGTTTGTTTTTAACTTTTCTGTCTTCTGTTACCTCGTCCAGTAAATCACTTACCCCTCTACACTTTAATGAGTGCCCCCCGTGTACATTATACACCGTCATTCTTGTCACCATCCAATCTGTCGCATAACTTCTGTAGAATCAATGTGTTATTGTTCAATGCTTCTGTTACACTGTTCATTTCTTCTTTGTGCGCATCTTTTTCTTTCAGCATATACCAAAACATAGCACCGCACATTACAATAGGGAAACCAAGTGTTGAAATTGCTGTAGTTACTGCATTTACATCCATAGCTTTTATCACATCCTTTCTTATTTAATTATAACATAATAATGTATATTTGTCAACACACTGTATAATTATAGACACAGTGTCTATTAAAATACACGCTGTTTAATAATTGACATTCTGTCTAATTTATGATATAATATAAAAAAGAGGTGATAAAATGGGGTATTATGATGGTACTAAGCTATTAAGTATGCTAGATCTTAACAATAAAAGACCTGAGATTTATATGGTTACCAGTAACAGAACAGGTGGTAAAACTACTTACTTTGGTAAACTGGTTGTTAATAAATTTTTGTCAAAAGGTGAAAAGTTTGGACTACTATATAGATACGATTACGAGCTTAGTGGCGTAGCAGAGAAGTTTTTTAAAGACATTAAAGAATTATTTTTTCCTGAATACGAAATGACAAGTAAACCAATGATGCATGGAAAGTTTCATGAATTATTTTTGGATGGTGTTTCATGTGGTTATGCCATGGCTCTTAACAATGCAGATGCCGTAAAGAAGAACTCACATATGTTTAGTGATATTAGCTGTCTTATTTTTGATGAATTTCAGAGTGAGACAAATAGATATTGCGCAAATGAAGTGAAAAAATTTATTTCAATTCATACCTCTATTGCACGTGGACAGGGTAAACAAGTTCGTTATGTTCCTGTTTACATGATGGCTAACCCTGTGTCATTGATTAATCCGTATTATACAGCCATGAAGATTTCAAACAGACTTAAATCTGATACGAAATTTTTACGTGGAAATGGGTTCGTACTAGAGCAGGGTTATAACGAAAGTGCAAGTAAGGCACAGACAGAAAGTGGTTTCAATCGTGCATTTATCACTGATGATTATGTTGCTTATTCTGCACAAGCCACTTACTTAAATGACAGTAATGCATTTATTGAAAAGCCAGTAGGAGAATGTACTTATGTGGCAACACTTAGATATCTTGGTAGAGACTATGCTATTAAAGAGTATATGGACTTAGGTATTATTTATTGTGACGATAGAGCAGATAAGACATACCCGTATAGGATAAGCATTACAACTGATGACCACAACATTAACTATGTTATGTTAAAGAGTAATGACTTGTTCTTATCTAATATGAGGTACTTCTTTGAGCGTGGATGTTTCCGATTTAAAGACTTACAATGCAAAGAAACCGTATTGCAGGCACTTAGTTATTAATGGTATCACCTATCGTTAGAAAGCGAAAAACATATAAGCAGGGCGCACGGGTGAAAGATACCGCTGTTTCTATGGTCGGGGTTGCTCCCTTGTCGTAACAGACTTTAGACCGTTTTCACCGATAGTCAATGATATAATAAAAAAGGTACTTTGCTTATGCATTGTACCTTTTTGTTTTACTTATCTAATTTTAATTCTACTTCTTTATTCAGTTCTTTTTCTTTCTTAAATTTTCTGTGTTTCTTTGCGTCACGTGGTATATGTGGATAAGTTGGCATATAACATTTGTACTCATAAAAAGGGCAATCAACACATCCCTTTGCATATCTACTTGTGCAAATATCAATCAGCTCTTTCACCGTTGTTTTCATCTATTTCCACCTCTACATCATTTATAATATCTTGCGCAATTTTTGGATATTTTAAAATACCATCAAGCATTGTTTTATAACGACATGGTATTTCGCCATTTACTCTAACATTGCATATATTAGACCCCCCCATCATAAAATTTACATAAGCCACATGTGTTATTATCACAATATAAAATTATATTCCTTAGATTCATTTTCATAGCTCAATCTCCTCGTTTGTATATAATGCTTTTGCTAGTTCAGGCGAATAGTAACATAATTGATAATATTCTTCTAAATCAAATGGGTAATACCCATCAATTTTAGCAACACATTCACCGCTTTTACAATAATGACAATCAGTACAATGTGCTTTATTTATACAATATTCTACTATATCTTGTAATCTTACTTTCACACTATCTACCTCATTTCATAACTAGTCTCTACCAGTAACACCCCGCCCCTCATTCTTTTAGGTCGTAACTTGTCAGGTACTTTAAGTCCTATCTTAAAATCTGACAAATCACGCTTAATTGGTTTATCTCCTTTAAATAGAAATTGCTTTTCCTCTTCTGACCATTCTTTGTGTGACCCTGTTCTTGGCTCTGTATACCCATTTATATCAGCATTTCCTTTCATAGATAACACAAACAAATTCTTACATTTACTAGGCATCCCTGCGCACTTCACATCATAAAACGGCTCTTCTATCAGCTCTCTGTTTTCGTGCGTTACATGCTCAATATATGTTTTCTGTCGTGTGAACGTTGCGATATCCCAACATGATTCCAATGACCATGAGTTGAATTCCGTTGGGTGCTCTCTTATACCAACTATTTCATCGGGTAATAAGTCGCAATGTATAGAATCAGTATCAGCATAGATAAAGCCTCTTTCATTAACGCCATGGTAATTCTTCTGAGCCGCTCGGATAGTGAACTCTCTTGCGTATGATGTAATCGCAGAACCACAAGGAATGTAACCTGCTTTCTTATTGCTCTCCTCCTGCCTTATAAAACCAAGTGATTCATCATCTTTCACGTATGCGATCTTAAATGAACTATCTTTAGATGAAGCTTGTTTTCCGTAAAGATTATTAAGAAATAGCTTTGCAAGAGTGCGCTGTGCTCCCTTGCTTTTCTTCTTAATCTCCGCGTACTTGTTGATGTATTCATCATAGATGCCTTTCATTGCATAGAACCATACACCGTCTATGATTTCAAAATCATATAAGTCGTAGTGTTCCAACATTAAATAATAATCTGTGCACGTTACAACCATTTCCACGATAGCTTCATGCCTGTTGTTTCCGCTATCATAATAGTATGGGAAATATTTATCGTGTTTCTTACTGTACACATCACTTGTTTCTAACATTTCTGTACCTCGGTAAAGTGGTGAACCTTTTATCTGTATGAATGGTAAGTAACCATGTTTCACGTGAAACCTTGTGCGAATACGTAAAAAAAAATACCTTGGGTCTCCTTGTGGGTCTTTTTTTAATGCTTCTTCATGTATATAGTTTCCACACCAATAGTGTGGCTTTCCTACTGGGTAAAAGTTCCCGCTGTCAGAGTGCATCATAGATGGATAAAGGCTATTAACGTCTGCTGTTGTTCCTTTATGATATATTTTATTTTCTTTTCCTCTTACAAGGTAACACCATCCACCACGGTATGACTTGCGGATGTAATCGCCAAAGGTTGGATATTTTGTTATTCCTGTTTCTATCTTGTATATGTCAGGGAATAGTAGCGCATAATCTGTCTTGTCATATCCTTTTTTAAACTCTTCTAGGCAACATGAACCTATTGTAGATTTATCGTGTCCTTGTTCTAGCATGATTTCAAGCGCTTCTTTTACCACAAGAACGTCATTTTCAATGTACTCTCGTTCCTTTTCTGTAATCTCACACCCTGCGTATCTGTAGCCTGTGTATTCCATATCTAGCTTTTTGTGCTTCGTAGCGAATGACTTGCCAATCACTTCAACGGAGAACGGTAACAGTTTCAAAGAGTCACGAAATTCAAGTAACTTATTGTTTGGAAGTTTCTGTGTAATAGAATACCACATACCCTTATCCGATATACTATAGCGCACCTCGTTAGTTAACATTTCCTTGTTCTTTTTCCATGAGTAAACTCCGTTATCGTTATTGAGTGCTTGTGGATATTTCTTCTGTGCAAGTAAATAATCAAGAATAAAAGCACCATCAAATTTTAGGTTATGAAAAAATGCTATGATGTTTGTGTCTAAAGCACGAAAATATGTAAACATATCTTCAATTCGGTGCAAGATTGTAACGTTTTCTGTAAATAGTTCTACAATCGCAACTGCCCACACTTCTGTGTGGTCTTGGTTATCGTATACGGTTGTCTCAAAATCACACATGAACATTCTTGTTGCACGTTTACTATTCATAGGTGTTATCCTCTATATCCCAAGAATATAGTGATTCCTGTTCATTATTTAAAGAGTCTCGTTCTACAACAGATAATGCCCTACCACTAATAATTTCACCAATAGCTTCCAATGAAGAAGCAACGTTTATACCTTTTGAATCAGTTAAAACCACTTCCAAGTGTATCTTAATTACATCCCAATTATTCGCAAGACGCTCTCCTACAGCTATTTCGCCATCTTTATTGATAGTACTATAATATAACTCTAATAAAGCGGACTGTGCTTGTTCTGCCATTTCAATATTCGATCTTTTTCTTCTATTACCGTAGATTGTTTCAGTCGGTATTGGTGCTGTTATTCGCGATAAAAAATCATCAATAAAATTCTGATTAGCCATATCACCAAGTTGCGGCTGTTTTAAATGTACTGGATGCTTTAAATCGTGCGTGGTTGGTTGGGTATCTGTGGACCAAAACTCTTTTGCGGATTCCTTGTTATGTTTCCTTGTCTCTGCACTACGCTTGGCGCGTTCTGACGCCAATTCATGCTTTAACACACCAACAGTTGATATTTCTCCTGTTTCTGTTGAATATGCCTCCTGTTTTGCTAGATTCTTGATATCTGCTTTTAACTGTCTTGTTATTTTTGCTAAGTCTCTTCCTTGTATACCCCATTTACGCAACTGTGATTCTGTTTGATATACGTTTGCACCACGTAATTCGATATTCTGTTTTCTTAATGCTGATATTTTTCGCTGATATTGCTTATAGTATAGACTATACTTTGATTTGCTCTTTTTCAATTTTAACACACCTCTCACATTTTTTAACAATAAAGGGTAGGCGAACTGCCCACCCATTATATTTTAAGAAAGAAAAAATTTTACGATAAAATCTACTTATTTTACTGAATTTACGTCGAGTCCACAATCCACAAATGGTCTACCTGCTTTCGTTTCTCCGCTACGTTTTACGATTGCATATGATTTACCATGCATTAACTCATGGATTGACTTTAAGGAATGCTTGAAAGTTTCGGACTGTGTTGAATACACTTTACCATCTACTGTGATGATAGAAAGCAAATCAACTTCTGTTCCGTCTTTCTTTGTGTCCTTGTACTCAATGTAAGCATCCACTGGAATTGCTGTTCCGTCAGGTACGTCTTTCATTGATGTGATACCCGCATCCATTGTCATAAGATACTGCTCTACCTCTGTAAGTTCTCTGCTTGTGTTTGTGATTGTATTTTTACTCATTGTTATTTTCTCCTTTTTCTTTTAATTATTCTTCTACTTCGTCTGTGTCTTCTTTTTTGTCTCTTGGTGGCAGTACCTCTGCCATTTCAATGAACTTCTGTTCATCCATACCGTACAGTGTCTCAATAACTTCTGTTGAAACAACTGATACTGGTTTAAGTGTTGCTGTCTCTACTTCTTTAGTTACAGCTTTCATAAGTTTTTTCTCGTCAGTGTAAACCCCTGCGATTGTCACTTCGTAGTTTTCAACCACTGCTGTCTCTGTGTTTACACACATAACAACTACTTTAGTTGATGCAATTGTTCGTGTTACTTTTCTTGCTCTTGCCATTTTGCCTTTCACCTCTTTTCATTTTGTTTGTGCTTGCTAGACTGCTGAATGCACGACTTCTTGTGAAGTCGAATCAGATAAAAGGAATCGAACCTTTACACATTGCCACCGATTTTTTCGCCTGCATGGGTGTCGGGATATCTGTTATTTTTGTGAGTAGACGGTGCTTTGCGCACCGCCCTGTATGGTGTGGTATATGCAAGTTGGATAATTAATATCTTCCTTACATTATTAAGTATATCAGATTACGATTGAAATGTCAAGTAGTTTTTAATATTTTTTTTACTACTTTTAATTTTTTCGGTTCAATATCATATGCATATAAATTATCGCATTTATCTCTAGCTATATATTTAAATTTGTTAGAAATATAACTGAGAAATGTAATGTCATTTTGTGATATTGCAATAGGTCATTTATATTCTTGATTCGCCCATTCAACTAGCGCATCAATACAATATTCTTTAATGTTATAAAATAAACAGTTATCACATTCAATATTAGTACAAGCCACAGGAACGTGTGTTTCCTTATCAACAGCAATACTATCACCATCACAGATTATATCTACAATTTCATTTTAAATTTTTCTTTATTTTCCATAATTATATACTCCTTTTTTTACAATGTTTCATGCGAAACAATTTTAATAGTGTAACAATAAATGCTATTACTAATTTACGGTATTGGAACAAAAAAGTTTATTATAACAGCAACCCAATAAAATAAAGCAAGGAAAAAAGCTGTTAATGCTAAAATTGCAATAATTCCCTCTATTACACTTTTTATGATTCTTTTAATTTTTCTAATATCCATGAATAATACTCCTTTATTAATGATTTGCTGATTGGCACATCTATGCGTTGGTCTTTGGTTATATACGCTATATAGTATTTACCGTTGTCATATGTGCTTTCTTTTAACTTGTAAATGAATGCATAATGTAAGTTGGTTATGTAGGTTGTGTTACACAATGACAAGGCTGTTCCATTTTCCTCTCTCATTATGTCTTTCATGTGTTCGTATTCTTCTACAGTTTTTGGTGTTACTAAATTTGGATGTTCGTAAAGTGTCTCACAAAAGTGTTCTTGGAAACGCCTGCGAACTTGCGCATGTGTTATCCATTCTGACATTATTCATCACTCCTTTCTAATTCGTTGTATCTTTTAAGTGATTTATGCAGTTCACAAAAAGCTTTATCAAATACGCTATCTGTTCCGTAGTCAACATGATTGAAAAGAATGTCTTCAGCTTCTTTTAACACCTCAAGTTCTGATTGTGTTAATGGATTCGTAAATTTCAACTTCACCCTTTCTTTTAGAATATCATTATTTACAGGTGCTAAACCATAAAACGCATTAAACATATGTGATTCTAAAGCACCACTTTCCAATAGGTTTCTTAAACCTTCTTCGGTCGTTTGTTTCATACTTTTTTCATCTCCTTTCCTTTACTGTAATTATATTATAGCATTGTACCTTTTTATTGTCAATAGGTTTACATAAATTAAATACATAATATTGTACTTTATAAATACAATAACTGTGTACAATTTTAGGTGCACCAATGG